GTATGAACTTAAGCCAGCCTCTGACGACCTTACTACAGATTATGGATACATTGACTGGGACAATTTCTTTCTTACGACAAGAGATGTAGCAGGTGAAACAGCTCCTTATACTATGAGCAATCTCAGGTTCAAGGACATTGAAGCTTGGAAAGACTTTGTAAGAGTTTCTGAAAACCAAGACGATGCAGATACGCAGCAATACGGTGTGCCTAGCATTGTACTTAGAAGCCCTGACAATCGTAAGTTTGGTCTCAGCCCTATTCCTGATAAAGCGTATAGAGTCTGGTTCTTTGCATATAAGTTACCTACGGAACTATCAGTTTACTCAGATGAGATTGTATTTCCGAATACTTATAAACCTGTTCTTATTGCTCGTACACGCTACTACGTTTATCAGTTTAAAGAAAACCCGCAGATGTCTGCTTTTTCTTTAGAAGACTACAAGCGTGGACTAAGGCTCATGAAGTTAAATCTTATGACGCCTATGCCGCGAGAAATAAAAGACGATAGAATGAGATTTGTCTGATGTCGCAACCTTTTGGTTTAGCATCTAAAGGAGGACTATATTCCAGCCTGAACCAGCTAGAAATGCTGCAACAGCCCGGAATAGCAAGCACCCTCCGAAACTTTGAAGTCGATACAGATGGCGGCTATCGTCGAATTAACGGCTATGAGTTATTTGGAACTGTTAGACCAGAAGCAGATGAAATAGTACACGGTGTTTATCCTTATGCAGACGGTGTTGTTGTTTGCGTAGGTGAAAATATTTACTTCTCTATTGACGGTGATAGCTGGTTACAGATTAATAGAGCAGCTGTTGCGACTAGTGGTGATGACTATGCGACCTTTACGGGTCGAGCAATAGATACACGCACTAATCAAGGTCAAAGCAGCTTTGTACTTTTTGAAGGCGCTACCTTTGACTATGGTGAGTTAATTATTGCAGATGGTGCTAATACTCTGTACTTCTTTAGAATGGAAGGCACTGGAGATTTAACAACACGTACATTCTTTTCTAATGGTATTAATGTAGATGGTGCGAACGCTGTTAAATATATTACGATACATGACCATCATTTGATAGCCGCAGGAGTAGAAAATAATTTAAGCACTGTTTATTACAGTGTATATAATGATCCAGATAACTTCACAGGCGCAGGAGCAGGTGCAGTAACTATATCTGATCAAATACAAGGGATCAGAGGATTCCGACAAGACTTAATTGTGTTTGCTAAAAATAGTCTTCATAAGTTAATAAACATTAATGATACTGCAAATATTCGTATAGATCCTATTACTGAAAACGTAGGTTGCGTAAGTGGATATAGTATTCAGGAAATTGGTGGTGACTTACTGTTCCTTAGCCCAGACGGTTTAAGAACAGTAGCAGCAACCGCACGTATTGGTGACGTAGAGTTAAGTGCTGTTAGTAGACCTATACAAGATATTATAGAAAATATTACTAGAAACATTGATAAGTTTAGAATATCTAGTGCGGTATTAAGATATAAGTCACAGTACAGGCTATTTTACAATATTCCTACTGGTGCTGAAGCTACAGCAGATAACTCAGCAAAAGGAATTATAGCCACACTAACTAGAGACGGTTTTCAGTTTTCAGAAACACTAGGAATAAAATCAACAGCAATTGCTTCGGGCTTTAACGAAGTTTCTATTGAAGAAACATATCACGGAGATTCTAACGGATATATTTATAAACATGACGTAGGTAACTCTTTTAATCCTGCTGGAGTAGTAGAAGAGATTGACGCAGCTTATCAGACACCAAGCTTAGACTTTGGTGACGCTGGAACTAAAAAGACAATGAGATACATTAAGTTGTCTGTTAGTCCAGAAGGACAGATTAGACCTACACTTAGAGTACGCTACGACTACGAAGATCCAACAGTAGCTCAACCGTTAGATTACGTATTTGATTCTATACCGCTGCCTAGTGTGCTAGGTACAGGTTTATTTGGATCTAGTGTCTTTGGCGCACCTAGTGATCCTCTTGTAAGAAAGCCAATACAGGGAAGCGGTAACACGGTCAGCTTTATTATACGAAGCAACGATACCAATTCACCGTACAAAGTAAATGGAATGTACATAGATTACAGCCCATCAGGAAGGAGATAAATAGATGGCTCAGAGCTATACAAGACAAAGCACTTTCGCTGATGGCGATACAATTACAGCGTCATTGTTTAATAATGAATATGATCAGCTGGTAAATGCTTTTTCTTATTCTTCTACTAACTCTACTGTTACAGGGCATAGACACGATGGTACTGCTGGTGAAGGCGGTAACATTTTTAAAATTGGTGATTTAGATTTTCTTAACAAAATTGAAGTAGATGACGTAAATAATCGTTGGGGTGTTTATGTTGAAGTTACCGGAGTATCTACCGAACAAGTTCGTTTTCAAGATGGAAGTATTGTTCCTGTCACTACTAATGATATTGATCTTGGTAGCGGAAGTTTGCAGTTCAAAGACTTGTTTATCGACGGTACAGCAAGCATTGATAGCCTCGCTCTCTCGTCCGGATCTACTGTCGATGTAATCCTAGACGAAGATGATTTAGTTAGTGATAGCGCTACAGCACTTGCTACTCAGCAATCTATCAAAGCCTACGTAGACTCTCAAGTAACTGCACAAGACTTAGACTTTCAAGCTGATACTGGTGGCGCTCTAAACATTGATTTAGATTCAGAGACTTTAGTATTAGCAGGTGGTACAGGCATTGATACTTCAGGTGCTTTAAACACCGTTACAATTGCTATTGACGCTACAGTAGCTACACTAGCAGACGCACAAACGCTAACCAATAAAACTATTGATGCTGCTTCTAACACACTTAGCAATATCGCTAATGCTTCACTAACTAACTCTACAGTTTCTTACGGCGGTGTACAGCTGTCACTAGGTGGCGTAGATGCAACACCTGCATTTGATCTAGTAGATGCTACAGGTTACCTAGGTGACAGTGCCTTAGTTACGACAGGTGCTTTGAACTCTGGATCTATTACTTCAGGCTTTGGAAGCATTGACGTAGGTTCATCTTCTATTACTACACTTGGTACTGTATCAGGCGGTACACTTACTGGTACTCTGTCTACAGCTGCACAAGCTAACGTAACTTCTTTAGGTACGCTAACTAGTCTAGATATTGCTGGCGATTTAACAGTAGATACCTCTACTCTGAAAGTAGACTCTGCTAACAACCGCGTAGGTATCCTTAATGCTGCTCCAGACGTAACGTTAGATATCGGTTCAGCTACTGATGCTGTGCATGTTCCTGTAGGTACAACGGCACAAAGACCGGGGACACCTGCCGCAGGTTACTTCCGATACAACGCTGACCTTGAACAGTTTGAAGGCTACACAGATACTTGGGGTGCTCGGTGGTGGTGGTACTAATACATTCACGTTTGATAGCTTTACGGGCGACAACACTACCGTAGATTTTGTGTTATCTCAGGCTACTAACCTAGAAGGCAACCTGATTGTCTTTATTGATGGTGTATTCCAGACTCAGGACGCCTATACGATTGCAACAGTATCAGGTATTACAACACTGACCTTTAGTGCAGCGCCTGCTACGGGTAGGTACATTGCTGTCTATACAGTTGCTGCTGGCGTCAGCGGTAACAATATGAACCTAGATAGCTTCAGCGGTGACGGAGCTACTACAGACTTTACGCTGTCTATCAATGCAATCAACGAAAACAACACTCAGATCTTTATTGATGGTGTCTATCAGCAAAAAGACGGCTACACCGTAACCAACACGACACTTAGTTTCAGTGCTGCACCTCCGTTAAATAGCACCATTGAAGTCATGACGTTTACGCAGACAGAAGTAAACGTACCCGTAGATAACTCTATTGAGCCTATTCATATCAAGGCAGGCGACTTCTACTTTGATACTGATACGTTATATATAGACTCTGTTAATAATAGGGTCGGGGTTGGGACGAGTAGTCCTAATAACCTTTTTCACATTTATGAGTCTGGAAGCGGTGATGCAACTTTAGAAATTGATAATACACAAAGCGGAACGTCTACGATTGTAGGCAAGCAAGGTAGTTCTGCTTATGGGGCTACCGCCGCAGGGAACGCCGCGTTTTACACATATGACAACGACATCTCCATCATGGCAGACGGTGGCGCAGGTAACACTAGCTCTATTAAGTTTTCCACTGGCGGCAACACAGAACGCATGCGAATCGATGCAAGCGGTAACGTCGGGATTAACCGACAAAGCATTAGCCAACCTTCCGCAGGTGCTACTACGCTTGCAATCCAAGGGACAGTTAATGATAAAGCTGGAGCCATACGTTTATATTCGGCTGACGATTCTGTAGCAGCATATATCTATCCAGATAACACTAGTGGCTTATCTATTAATACGTCAACCAGCCATCCGATAATTTTTAGAACTGTTGGCACAGAAGCCATGCACATCGATGTAAGTGGCAATGTTGGGATTGGTGTAACGCCTAGTGATTGGTGGAGCAATGCTACTGCACTGCAAATATCTCCAACAGGCGCAATATATAACACAAGCGACTTTGAAGATTTCAATTTGGCTACTAATGCTTATTACAACAGCAGCGGCATAGAGTCTTACATCCAAAATGATGCGGCTTGCAAAATAAGATTAACTGACGCTGGTCTAATGGACTTTAGGGTAGCGGCTTCAGGGACAGCAGACACAGCAATAAGCTGGACGACTGCAATGACGATTGATGCTTCTGGCAACGTCTTAGTTGGGAAAACTGCTAATGACAACAGCACGGTAGGCGGCTCTATAAGAGCAGGTGAGTCTTCTTTTGTTGCTGGAGATTCTCGTGCTTTAACAATAGTAAGAACCACCAATGACGGTTCTTTAGCTGACTTTAGACAAGCAGGAACCACAGTCGGTACTATTGGTACTAATTTAAGTGCAATGTATATAGGCACAGGCGACGTTGGTTTATTTACCCAGTCTGCTAATGACCGTATTTTGCCATACGATCCAAGCACGAACGGCGGCAGAGATGCTGCTATTGATTTCGGAAGCTCAAGCACACGCTTCAAAGACCTCTACCTGTCAGGCGGTGTTGTCTTTCCAGACGCAGGTAGCTCAGGTACTGCCACAAGCAATTCGTTAGATAGCTACGAAGAAGGGACGTGGACGCCTACGTTTGATAACGGGGTAGGAGATTTAAGCGCAACAAGTTTAGCTTTCAATGCTTCAGGCAGATATACAAAAATTGGTAGAGTCGTTTACATAACTGGCGTTACTTCTACAAGCGGTTCCGTCACAGGAACAGCCTCATCTCCCGTAAACATAACTGGCTTACCGTTCACCGTAGGAGGAGTTTCCATTTTTGGCGGTGTTTTTGTAGATGATTCACCTTCATATAACAAACCTTTAGTGCGCACAACTTCTGGAGAATTTGAAGGTGGAGCTACAATTATAACCTTGAAAAAAGATGGAGCTGATGATGAAGCAAATTTTTTAACTTCTGATTTAGCCGCATCTGGTAACTCTAATAGAATTTATATTTCAGGTTTTTATACAATTTCTTAATTATCTCAAGTGGACTCTTGAGACGGACTAAAGGAGAAAACAATGGCACTAACAGAACGATCAGTCGAAGACAAAATTGAAATCGTCGGTGACTACAAGCACGTTCAGGTTCGCACTGCAACCGTTATTGAACGAGATGGTGTTGAGATTTCAAGGTCTTTCCATCGTCACGCATTAGCACCAGACGCAGACATCTCAGGTGAATCTGCTGAGGTTCAAGCGATCTGCAACGCTGTCTGGACACAAGAAGTCAAGGACGCTTATGCGGCTCATGTCGCATCTCAAGGAGTTTAAAACATGG